CGAGTCCGAGGTGCCAGGTAAGGTTATCTACACCGATCTCACCGCTCCGATCGATCGTCCGTCCCGCGTTACGATAGCTCAGCGCACTCGCGCTAATGTCTATCAGGGGACATCGATCGATCCGGCCATGTACCTGCCTTCGAAGAGAGGGCTGGATACGTTGGTCGAGGTTTCCGGTATTGCCGAAGTCACTGACTCCGAGCTTGCCGACTACCTGAAGCAGTTTCCGTACCGTGCGGCTTTGACCGTCACGGTGCCCCAGACCAGTCTCCTCTCATCTTCGCAGATGGGTGGCCTGGTTCTGAGGCTGATCCAGTCCATTTGTACCGACAACCCGTCGGTAGCAGATGGTTGGGACGACGGACTGACACTTCTCCTCCGTGGCGTCCTTAAGCGCGCTTAGCGATAAGGATTATGCAGCGAAGTTCATCGCTGCATGCCTTATCGCGACAGTGTCTTATGGCACCGCGACTGGAATCTCGTCATGTGGCCAGAAACCTGATACTGGATATAAACGTCGTGAAGTTGTTACGACGCATATTATCCGGGTTCAGGTCAAGGGTGGGTCTCTTGTAGAGACCTCCACTGTGACGCGAGACCTCTCGCTAACGAAGGAGTAACCGTCCATGGACACACTTGCCCACAACTTCAAGTTATGGGAAGACGTCTTAGCAGAGCTAAGGCGCGTGTCAGTGTGCTGGCGAGGAGACCCCTTGTCAGATAGAGATTTGCGCACATACACGGAAGCTATTGTGTTGTGTGCACTTCATCTCACTGATTTGTCAACTCAGCACGACGGTATCGGTGAGACGCGAGACATCATCCGGTGGGCTAAGAACATAGTCCGTTTGGATGTGTCAGACGTCGGTACCTTTCTATCGGACGCGATAGTGTTGCTACGTCATGTAGCGACTCCTACCTCGTATAGCTGGTTTAAACGCCAGCTATTGGGTCGTCATCCCTATACGGGAGACGTTCTCCAACCGATACATGGTGCACTGAGCAAGTTTCTTGCTCAGCCCGATCCGCGTGGCTTTAGCGTTTGCTACCAATTCCTCTCTTTTCTTACTCATCTCTCTTTACAAGACGTGAGTCTTGATATCGAGGATGAATATGAGGAAATGGAAAGCTACCTACGGTCTCTGCATTATGAACCAGGTTTGTTGAGGAAACTCAACAAAATCATGCGCGAATGGATGTCAGATTTCTCGATTTCTGAGGAATCTTTCTACCCTGCGCATGGTCCTGGGGCGACAGCCGAATTGGCTGCCGTCAGACCACCCCTCGAGAAGTATCTGTACCTTGGTACGGATCCTCTCTTGGATTATGTCCTTCGTAAGCAGGTAGGCGTTGTCGCCTCATCTTATCTACCTCATGAGCCTTGTAAGCTCACCAGGCAAGCTAAGATAGTCTCCGTGCCTAAAAGCATGAAGACTAGGCGTACTATCTCTAAAGAGCCAGCTGGTCTGATGTATTTTCAACAGGCCGTTTCATCTGCATTGGTGGATTACATCCACCAACATCCATATCTCTCACGTCACATCGACTTGAGAGAACAGGAGTTGAATGCAGAGCTGGCAATTCGGAGTAGTAGGACACAGGAGTTTGCTACCGTAGACTTGTCTTCGGCATCAGACACTGTGACTACAACACTCGCTAAAGCTGTGTTCTATGGCACACCCGTATATCCCTACCTGGTTGCACTTCGGTCTACGACCGCTGTGCTCCCTTCGGGTAAGGCTATACCTGTAGAGAAACTTGCCCCCATGGGGAGTGCACTTTGCTTCCCCATTGAGACGCTAGTTTTCTCAGCGTGCATAGAATACGCTGTCCGACGTAGTGCTGCCACCCTGGGAGGTTACCTTCCAGAGTGGCGCGCTTACGGCGACGACCTCATCGTACAGGATCCTCTCTTCGAGGATCTTGTTATGGTCTTGGAGGCTATTGGCTTCATAGTCAATAGTTCCAAGTCATATAATAGCCCTTACCGATTCCGTGAATCTTGCGGAGGGGAAGGCTATGATGGGGTTCGTGTCACTCCTTTGAAAATCTCGCGTAGATTTGCATCTATTCGAGGAAGGATTGGCACTCGTCGCGCCTCCGAGTTCACGGGGTTGATTGAGCTAGCGAACGCTTGCTATGCTCATCATCTTCCACTTGTACGAGCCTGGATTATTCGAGTCTTGCTCGATAATCCAATCGCTCCTCCCTTGTTTTCAGAGAGGGGCGAAGGCGCCATATACTCCCCTGTGCCTGATAATTATCGGGCACGCCGTCGTTGGAACTCTCAACTTCAGCGTAGGGAAATATGCGTACTTGTGGGTCTATCTCGTCCGAAGAAAACGGCCGATGATAGTAGCTCCGACCAGGACCGGTATTTCGAAACGTTACGCCAAACGCATATGCGTGATGGCGATATGTTTCGACCGGAGCACCGTGTCGAAGTCCCAGGAGGTTCGGTTCAGTCTCGTTTGGTGAAGATATGGGTGCCAGACGACAGTCTGGGCTGGAACTGTGCTACGTCCCCTAGGTTGAAGGGTTCACTCCTTTCATCTCTAGTACGTAGCCAGGTCCAGGGAGAGCTACAAGCTCTACCACCCGTACCATACGAGCTGATAGGCTATGAAAAATCGCTCATAGCCGAAAGTGCGTGGAGGATTGGGTCGTAGGACTGTAGTCCTACGAGGGGG